TCCACCGGCCACCACAACAACGCTGGCCCCGCTGACGTTCACGCCATTGTGCCCTGAAGCGGTCGCTGTGGCCCGCAAAGTCGGCTGGCCTCTCGAGCTGCTGGAGCGCCTGGATCAGATCACCTGGCGTGAATCTCGGTGTGATCCGCTGGCCTGGAATCGCGACGATCCTGGCACCGGGAGTCGTGGCTACATGCAGATCAACAGCGAGCCTTGGTGCCGCAAGAGCCGATACAACCCCCATCCGGCCGGATACCTCGGCAACCTCGGTGTGCTCGAGACGTGCGAAGACCTGTTCATTCCCGAGGTCAACATGACCGCTGCCTTGCACCTGTGCTGGTATTCGATCACCCGCCACGGCCATTGTTGGCATCCCTGGAAACAATGACTTGACAGTCGGGTCACCACACCCGATAATGAGGGCATGGGGAACAACAAAACCTGCTCAATAGACGGATGCGACAAGAAACTATTTGCCCGGGGATGGTGCTCGGCCCATTACAGCCTTTGGCGCAACCACGGCACACCAGAACGACGAAGAATAGTCAACACGTTCTGCATCGTTGAGGGCTGTTCTGATAAAGCACACTCCAAGCACATGTGCAATTTGCATTATCACCGATGGAAGTCTCATGGTGATGCCCTGTGGCAACCTCCGAAGCCAGCTACATGCCGCGAAGAAGTCAAGTGGTTGGAACCGGATGCAAAAGGCTATGTGTACGGTTATTTGGGAGGCAAAAGGCTGTCCCATCATCGAGTCGTGTGGGAGCAACACCACGGTCGCGCGCTACACCCCTTTGAGAACATTCACCACATCAACGGCATCCGGCATGACAACCGAATCGAAAACCTTGAATTGTGGACAACGCCCCAACCAGCTGGCCAACGCCCTGAAGACCTCGTCGCTTGGGTGGTGGAGAACTACCCCGAACTGATCGCCAAACAAATGAAGGGAAACACCAATGACCAACCTGCCAGTCCCAGCGGGCAACCAGATTGCCCAATCCACAACCACCGGCCTCCGAGCCGCCCTCATGCGAGCCGCCGAACGTCGAGCCGAACTGTACGAAGCCGGTGACTACGTCACCCTCGCCTGGGTCGTGAACGAAGCCCGCAAATTCAAATTTGAGCTGGACGCCTTTGTCCGAGAATGCGAGGAAAATGTTGCAGCGCTCCTGCCCAACAAGAAAGAAACCATCGACGGCCTCGGCGTTGTCGAAAAGCGTACGACGTCATCCCGCAAATGGGAGTCGCCCGAACTGCTCCGACATCTCGTCCGAACCACCCTTGACCCCGACAGCACCGGCGAACTGAAGACCGACAACATCATGCAGTTGCTCGGCCTGCTTGAGCAGGTGCTCCCGCTGACCGGCTCGCTCGGCTGGCGCGTCACACCCCTGCGCGAACATGGCATCAACGTCGATTCGTACTCTGAGGTGACGTACGGCCGATCCAACATCCAGATCACCAATTAGAAGGGAAACCAATGACAGACAACCTGCCCGAACCCGCACGGCCCTTGTCGCCTGCGGAAGTGTCATGGAAAGTGGCACAGAAAATTGCGAACACGCCGTTCGTACCTACAGCCTTCCGAGGCAAGCCCGAATCGGTGTACGCCGCCGTCCTGTACGGGGAAGAACTCGGCCTTGGCCCAATGCAATCCCTGACCCAGATTCACGTCATCGAAGGCAAGCCATCGCTCGCCCCCGAAGGCATGCGTGGCCTCGTCCTAAAGGCAGGCCACCGCATCGACGTAAAGACCGCCAGCAACGACAACGTGGTGCTGTACGGACGTCGTGCCGACTCCGGCTCTGAAGCCACCGTCGAATGGACAATGAAAGATGCCCAGCTCGCTGGTTTGGCTGGCCGTGGCGCATGGAAGACCTACCCTCGGGCGATGCTCATGGCTCGAGCCACGTCGGAACTGTGCCGCATGCTGTTCGCCGACATCATCGCTGGACTGTCCTACACCCCCGAGGAAGTCATGTCCATCTCCGGCCAGGAGTACGTCATGGTGGCACCAGAAACCCCGCAGACCGCCCTGGATGCCCCGGAGACGCCCGCAGAACCGGAACCAGCAGAGATTGTGCTGGAGAACGTGACAGCCCCGTCAGCGGTCGCCGAGCCAGACGTCATGGTGTCGTGGGAAGACGAGTTCCCTGACGCCGTCATCCATGACGCCGAGATCGTGGAAGACAAGCCAGCCACACCGAACACCCGCATCGCATCAGCCAAACAGTTGAACATGATCCGGGCCATCGCTCGAGGTGCAGGCATCGACCAGGACGAACTACCGGCGCTCCTGTCCGGCATCGTCGGCCGTGACATCAACGTGCTGCAAGCCATCCAGATGGGCGAAGTCGATCAGATCATCAGCCACCTGCGAACCCTGGAGGCATCATGAGATTCTGGCGACGCCGAACCTCCGAGTCCGAGGTGCGATTCATGCGCCGACATCTGCTCGAGTGTGCGACCCTGATGGACGAACAGCGCATTGAGATAGAGCAGCTCCGGCTCCGAGGCGACAGGCTTGTGAAAGAACTTGACCGGGCCGACGAAACCATTCAGTCGGCATGGCGAATCAGCAACGCCATGTCAGCATGGAGGGAATACAGCCATGACTGAAAAGTTCTACATCCCGTGGGAAAACCAGGTTGACCAGTCGTTCAAAGAACACGCAGCATGTCGTGGCCTCGACCCCGACATGTTCATGCCCGGTGTTGGCGAACCCGGCAAAGAAGCCCGAGCACTATGCAACGGCATACCCAAAACGCACAAGAACCCTGGCCGACCGCCATGCCCCGTCAAACAAGAATGCCTTGAGTACGCCTTGCAACTGCCTGGCCCGGTCGTCGGCATCTGGGGTGGCACCACAGAACGTGACCGTCGACTACTGAAACGTGACCTAATCCGAGGTGTCAACACCATCTCGAGCAAGCCCGTAGCGATCAATGTCAAACGACCCGTCCGGCATGGCACCGACGCAGGGTACGAAAACCACCGACGCAAAGGCGAAACCCCCTGCAAAGCATGCAAGGAGGCACATTCACAAGCCGCCCTCGGATGGCGAAACAGAAACAACGACCAAGTAACCATGCCCGCCCTGCAAGACCTCGTACGATTGGTGCATGAAGCGAATGCACGACCGGCCGAAAGAAGCTGACTGCGACATGTGTGGTGAATCGGTATCCCCGGTCACTCACCACAACTTCCACCCGCAAACCGGCACCGTCACCTGCGACCGATGCCAAGAACAATCCGTTTACCACAAATACCGAAGGGATGAATGGGAATGAACAACGTGATAGCCCTGCCGCTCACGTTCCGGGTCGATGACCCCGACACCAGCAAGCAAGCACCAACCAAAGCCAAGCGCATGACCGCCATGTACCAGCTACTTGGCGTCTACTGCCTAAACGACGTCACCGACGAAGAAGCCGTCGAGCTGCTGCTCGGGCGCCCCGCCACACTGAGCGACGAAGGCAAGCGCCGTCGATGCTCCGACCTGCGTGCCCTCGGATGGATCATTCCCACCGGCGACACCCGCCCCAACGCATCGGGCCGACAGCGCATCGTCTGCCAGATCACCGAAGCCGGACGAGATGCCTGGATGGAGCACCAAAATGGATGACCAGCAGATCATCGCCGAACTTCGGCAACGCATTGAAGAACTTGAGACAGCAAACTCAACGCTGAACATTGCCGTCGACCACTGGCGAGAAATGTACCGCCAGCTCGACCATCTCTACTCTCAGTTGGCTGGCCGTGGCTGACATCCTGCTCACCGGCGTTCTGACGCTCTACATCACGGCGCTTGTCATTGCATTCTGGAAAGCGTTCACCGAATGACACCAACATACGGATCGCTGTTTTCCGGCGTCGGCGGCTTCGACATGGGATTCGACCAGGCTGGATACGAATGCAAATGGCAGGTCGAATGGGACAAGCACTGCCAGCAAACACTTGCCCACCATTGGCCCGACGTGCCTCGCCACGGCGACGTGCAAGACGTCCGAGGTGACGCCCTCGAGCCAGTCGATGTCATCATTTACGGCTCGCCATGCCAAGACCTATCGGTCGCCGGTAAACGAGCCGGGCTGGACGGCAGCAAGTCGTCCATGTTCTTTGAATCAGTACGAATCTTCAAGGAGATGCGAAATGCAACCGGAGGAATTTATCCAAGAATCGCTGTTTGGGAAAACGTACCCGGAGCTCTCAATTCCAATCGTGGTGAAGACTTCCGAGCCGTCCTTACAGCGCTGGATGACATCGGGGCACTGGCGCAATGGTGGAGCGTGCTGGACGCACAGTTCTTCGGAGTCCCCCAACGGCGCCGACGAGTGTTCCTCGTCTCTGTCTTCGATCCTGCAATCGCCGAACGAGCAGGACATGAGCAAATACTTGCTGTCGGCAAAGGCCGCCGCCGGAATCCTACGAAGGTCAAGCAACAGGGGGAAAACATTGCCCCCATTATTGGAGCGAGCGTTGAATGACGTGGTTCGTGAAGCGACGCCGAGCTCAGAATCCTGAAGATTACGAAACCTGGCAACAGGAGGGGGTGTCACCGACATTGAACGCTTTCGACAACACGGGCGACAGTCGAGCGACCGTGCTTATTTTCACAGCACAGCGTGTCGGCGAACCGCCCAGGATTTACGAGAACACCACGCCATCCCTGTTGAGTCGGATGGGAACCGGAGGAAACAACGTGCCAATGATTGCGATGCCCCAAGAACCCATTGCGTTCGACTCCAACGCTAGCGGATCATTCAAGGTACACGCTGACGGCAAATCGCCACCAGTCAAAATTGGATCGGCCCTTGGCATACCGTCGCCACCTGCCGTCGCAACAGATTCTGTCGTTCGACGCCTAACCCCCGTCGAATGCGAACGACTGATGGGATGGCCCGACAACCACACCCTCAACCGGGCTGACGGCAAAACCAACAGCGACAGCACCCGCTACAAAATGTGCGGAAACGGAGTCGCCACGCCAGTAGCCCGATGGATCGCCGAACAACTACTACCGTTACTGAAATGACACAGACCTGGAGATGCCCCAAATGCGGAACCCGAATTACGACCCACGTTCCCCTCTCGGCCACACCTACCTGCGGCAAGCACACTGGGAAGAAC